GATGAAGCTCAGTCCCGCTCAGTCCAGCGTAACCTGGCAGCAAGCGAGCGCTTCAAGGCATTTAAGGAACAGTTGCCCACGACAATTCAAGACATCATGTCGGCAAAGCAGCAACAAATTCAGACTGCCTCCGATGCATTCTTGAAACAAGCACAAGCAGCTGCAACTCAACAACAAGCTGCTTCCGGATTTGCCAGCCTTGGTACTGGCCGTCGGTTCGGGTAATCTAAAATTATCAAATACGAGAGATAATTATGGGCTCCAGACCTAAGCCGCCACCGCCGCCAACTATTGTTTACGCACCGCCCCCGCCGCCGCCAACGGTGACGCAGGCTCCCTCGCAATCTTTGCAGACGCAGACTGCACTGAATGAGGTTAGTGGTAAGCAAACCCGGCTCAACATGGAGCTTGGCGCCCAACTCGACCGAACGAACGCTGATTTCTTTGCTGGTCAGGACATCCGCCGCACGCACGCTACTGCTGCTGAGCAGCGTCTCACACAGCAGGATCAGTATCGCTTAGAGACTGACCTTACTCGTGTCAGGGGCCAAGAAGAAAGAGCTCAAACTGTTGAGACAGGTGCTCAATATCGTCGCGGCCTTGAGACTGCTGGAACCGAGACCCGTGCGACCAGGCGAGTTGAGGGTGAAGAACAGCGTGCTGGGATCAGAGAAACCGGCAGTGAAACTCGAGCAACTGACTTGCAACGAGAGATGTTCCGGCGCTATAAAGAGAACAGGGATTTCGAGCAGGCTCAAAGCCAATATCGAGCATGATTGATTGGATTCACTCTCTTACCGAAAAAGACCGTGAATCCTTTCTAGCTTTCTGCAAACGAGCAGGAACTCCCATCCAGATTTATCTTTACGCCCGTTTTTTAGGCTTCACTGGATCAATCGTTGAGTGTGACGAGTGGTCTAAGCAGGAGTATAAGAAGCGGGATTTTTCTGGCGTTCTGGAGATGGAGATCGATGCCATGACCATGGACATCTCTAAGTTGCGAGATGCGATTGATATGGGAATGGTGAAACAGGATATGGGCGCCTCACGCATCGCGATGATGCAGAAGGAACTGCGGGGCACAATCAAGCAGTTGAATGACGAGAAAATTCTTCTTGATAAGCAAGGGTTGATCCTCGCTGGTGCAGACCGTGCGATCAGAGAGATGCTTACAATCTTCCGCGATGATCCGATCGAGGGGCCGCTGCAAGAGGCCTCGATGGGTGTGTGGACAAAGATCTTCCAAGAGGAGTCTTAGTAGACTGAGAAAAAGTTTTTAGATACATGCCTTTAGTTGATCCTTATAACGATAGATATATTGATGAGAAAGGCAATGTAATCGGCGTCCGTTATGACGGCCCCGTCGGTGATATGCGGCGTACTGAGTACAACCTTGGCGTAGGTGGTACAGGACAAGTTTCTCGTAACCCATTTGATGTGATTACACCTCCTGGGTCTACAGAGCACGGTGGGATGGATATTTTGACTCCTCCCGGATCTACGCAGCAAGGTGGATTAGAACCTATTACACCACCTGAAAAGAAGGATATGAATTCATCTTACAAAGACATCTTTCAACAACTTTTTATGAAAGCACTTGCAGAAGAAGAACAAAGAGAAAAAGAAAGACGTCAATGATTCATGACGCTATGCTTTGAGCATGGCAGGAACAAGCATTCATAGCGTATATCGAAGGACTGCACGTGCTGCAGCACAACAACGTATTGTTAAGAAGACATCAAACATAGACATAGAACGAGCAAGGACAGATTTTGCATATTTCTGTGATGTTGTAGGTGATAAACCACCTGCGGAGCACCATAAAGAATGGCATAAATATCTTTGTACGGGACAGGACAGTGAATGCCTCATTGGTATCGGTGGACCCAACATCGATATCCTCGCCCCACGAGGTAGCGCTAAATCCACGATTCTCGGCCTCTACACGGCGTGGGCTGTTGGTGTGCATGCCCTGGCGCGAAAACCTTTGAAAATCCTCTACATCTCCTACACGGTGGATGTGGCCAGGCCCAAGAGCGCAGCAATCAAAAGGATCATCGAGGAGAGTAAGGCATACAAGGAGATCTTCCCCACGGTAAAGATCGCCAAAGGCATCAACTCAAACGAGTACTGGAGTATTGATTGGAAGTTCGCCGGAATCCGGACAGCAGGTGAGGAAGAGTTCACGGTCTGTTGTGCAGGTCTTAAAGGTGCCGTGACCTCCAAGCGTTCACACCTCTGCATCATCGATGACGCGATCAAGAGTGCGGACGACATCAAGAACAGGGATATCCGCCAGGCCATGGAGGACAACTGGAATTCAGTCATCGTGCCAACCATGTTCGAAGGTGGACGTGCGATCTGTCTAGGAACCCGCTTCCGTCATGACGACATCCACAACTCCACGTTCATTCCGGCCAACGACTGGGTGCAGATCGTCCAGTCTGCAATCTCCGTCGACGGTAACGGAGACGAACAGTCCTATTGGCCTGAGATGTGGTCTCTCGATTATCTGCGCGACCGACGTCGTCAAGCTCCCGTCGCCTTCAGCTTTCAGTACCAAAACCAAGTTGTACAAACGAGCGAGCTTTCGCTCTCCCCCGATCTAATCGTCAAAGGCCCAATCTCCAAAGAGTTCGACTGTATAGGAGTCGGCGTTGACCTTTCTGCCGGAGTTCGTGAACGTAACGACTACACGGTCTTCGTGATGGGTGGGCGAGTGGGAGGGAAGATTCACATTATTGATTGCAAGCGATTGAGGATCATGGGGAACCTCGAAAAACTTGATGCAATCATGGAAATGATGGAGGAGTGGGGGATTGTCCATAAAGAACGAGATCAGTATTTTCCGACAGGCAATACAGTTGAAATCTGGTCAGAGGCTGTGGCATACCAGGCTTCATTAGAAGCTGACTTCAAAAGGATCTGCCAAGGAGAGCATGGTCTTTACAACTTGAACTGGCACCCGGTCAAAGGCTTCAGAGGCGACAAAGTTGCACGCTTCCGGGGGATCATGGGTCTTTTCGAGCAACGGAAAATAATTTTCAATAAATATCGCAAGTTTCAAGCACTGACGGATGAGATCGTAAACTTTGGCGTCAGCTCACATGATGATTGCGTCGATGCACTTGTCTGGCTGTGCAATGGACTAATGACACGAGGAAAACTAGAGTTAGAGTATTGACGATTTAAACTATAGATATTCCACGCGATGTCTCCCAGCTACTACGAAGTAGAACTTGAGCAGGATGCTTATGGTTCTGCCATCTTGCCTTTACCGGATGAACTTTGCCACGACATGGCTCTGCAACCAAACGAACGTTTTGATGTGGAAGTCGAAGACGGCACAATTATTTTCAAAAGGCTGGAAGCTGGGTACGATATTGATCAGTAGACCTCTTAAACAGAATGGGCGATAGTGCTAAATCACAGCTTGACTCTATCCTTAAATCGGTAGTCTCACGCGACAGTACAGGCCCTGCGGACACCATGCTGGTGAACGCCCACCTGTCCCAAATGAAAATGTTTGGGATTCGCCAAGGTGTGGAGTTCTATCCGATGCAGGACAACTTCGGAACCCAGCGTTACGACTTTATCCAACAGGTCATCAAGTTCAACAAGCTCGACGCACGTTTAGATTCAATCTGGGATAGATTTCTTGCTTACGGAAAAGGCCTTTTTTATATCCGACCCACACAGAAAACTTATCGAATTTATTGGTTTGATAAGGATTCCTATCGTACTTATTACTCTCCAGAGGGTGACCTAGAAGAAGTTATCATCATCTATCCCTACAAAGTTAAGTCATCACGTGGCTTTGGGGGAGTAGGTCTTAATACGGACAAACGATACATGCGTCTCCGCATCACAGCAGAGACCATTGAAGAAAATCATAGCGAGCAGGAGATCAGCTTCGACAATCCTGCAATGGACTTTCCTTTTACTGAGAAGAAAGTTCTTAAAAACACCATGGAGTTTATTCCATGCGTGGAAGTTCTGAACAATCCTGATGCTTTCGGCACTGAGGGTTCCGGTGAATTTGAATGGCTGGCAAATCAGATTGTCGCCCATGACGAGATGGTCAAGAACATCAGGGCAAACCTGTCGTTCTTTGGAAATCCCACACTGCTTTCGTCGCGGCCAAAGCAAGACATTGTTGAGGCTGATGGTGGCGATACACCTCAACGGCCTAGCATCTCAAGCCAATCTGGATTCGAATCAGAGTTTTTCCTATCTAGTTCCACTTTTAAGCAAGACAACGTAACCCGTAATTCACCTGGATATATCGGTAAGCCAGGATCAGGAATGCGTGTTCCTAGAGTCATTGCAAACCTAGAGCCGACTGACCGAGTTGGATTTATTACGCCGAATGCAGTCAGCACCGATCAGGCGCGATACGCAGAGCAACTACGCAATGAAATCCGTTTGGCTCTGGGTGGTATTGATGACCTCAGTATTACTAACGTAACCGCGACTGAATACAAGTCGGCATACGGGCGTGTCAGCGCAACTGCGAAGAAAAAGTGCTTACAACTTTATACATACGGCATTAACAGGTGCCTTGAGTTGATCATCTTCCAGGAAGAGCAGATCTTCCGTAAGTCACTGGCTTATGAAAGTGGTATCAAATATCCGGAGCTCCCTGAGGATCCCGATGATAAAGCACTCGAGAAATATGATCGGGCCAAAGCTAGATATGAGAAAAAATTAGAAGCCGCAATCAACAAAGCAATTGAAGAGCAAGACATTCCACCTGGAGTTCTTGGTCTTGCGCCAGATGGTGACAGAACTGTCCTCTGGCGTTGGTTGGGACCTGTGTATGAAGATACAACACAGGATAAACTCAACCAGTCTATTTTCACCAGAAACTTGCAAGAGTTAGGTGTTGATAGCATTGAAGCACTGAAGTATCTATTCCCTTCTAAAACGGATGACGAGATCGCGGGCATGCTCTCCGGTTTCCCATTCCGTGTGGTAGGGGAAGTACAGAGGGCTTACTCCGCTTTTATTGATCTAATCAATCAAGAAATGCGGACACCACATCCGCAACAGCCAAATCTTCCAATGGCGGCGGATCCGAGACTTGATCTCACCCCCTTCCTTTATCGCACACTCGAAAGCCTACAAAAAGAGGTAACTTATGCAGGCCGATACCGCAATGCCGACCCAATCGGCACCCCA